TGATATGAATGTCTCTGTTCAGTAAATTTGAACTGAGGGTCATCTGTAGGTTTTTTTGCGACGGAAGAAACAAATCTGAAAAAAGGGTCTTGAGCTATTGAAAGTTCAGAAATCCTATCTCCAAAGTTGTATCTACGTCTAAGGTCACCTGTGCTAGGTATAGTGCTTCCACTATGCCCTGCATCAGGAGAACTTCCGTATGTTTGCATGCCGAAAATGTCATCAGCCATTTGTATACCTCTTTAGTTTGAGTTAATGACTAACAATATAATTTTATATACTGAAAGCCTTTTCTAGTTCGCTATCAGTACCCAAAATCGTATCAAAAACATTATCGTCTGTACTTTTCTCAACAGAAACACTACCTTGTGTTGCAAGTGTGCTAGGTTGAGATTGTACTTCTCTCATCTTATTATGAATTTCTTGTCTCGTTGAATCAGCAATTTCGCTATCTCTGTTCTTACGATTCATTAAGTAATATATATCTTCAAGCTCTAAAGACTTACTTTTAGCAAAATCGGTAAATGTACTCCATTCTTCATCAGACATATCCATCTTTTGTTTGAATTGAGTTTCTTTAGCCATTTTTGCATTTTCAGTTTTTTGAGTTTGTAGTGTATTATTTAAACGACGCTGTACAATACCATCGATTGTAGCACCCATTACTTTTGCAGAATCGGAATCAGGTTGTTGAAATGCCTCTTCAGGGTCAAAAACAAAATCTTCATCAAGATTTAGTTGTTGATTCATTGATTGTGGGGCCTGACCTCCGCCCTCAAAATAATTCCTCACATGAGAAATTAAATTAGGGTCTTCACGCATAGCGTCTAGAATAGGCATATAAGGTTCAATTTCTTTTAGTTTTCCATTGAGTCTTTTAGCCTCTCTACTTGAATCGCTATATCGTTTTTGCAAGACTTCACTGTCATCTTGCATTTGAACTTCTACATTGGGGCTCGACTGCGTGTTACCGCTTTGTACCGAGGTTGGTTGTTGTTGTTCGTCTAATATGCCGCCATTAACTTCTCTATCTAGTGATTCAAAAAAATCACTTGAGTTACTCATAACTGCATCTTGTACGTTTGTACTTTCGGGGGCTACTTGAGCGTTACCTACTTGTTCTGACATACTATCTCCTATTTTTAGGTTGTTTTAATTTAGCAACTATAAAATCTAAAATGCAATAATTAAGATTGCTCGTTTTGAGCAACGTCTTGCTTACTAGATTCCATGTCGTTTTTCATTTCGTCTCTCATTTTCTGAAACTCAACTTTTAACATTCCTCTTAGAAGTTTTTGTTGCGATTCAGTTTCAAGAACATCTTTTCGTATTTCATTGTTAGCATCATCTACTTTCATCTTAATACCTGCTTGTACTAATTGACGTTGCAAGGTTTCAATAGTTCCATCTTTATCTTTAGTAGATTCTTGCATCGATTGTAATTGACTTTGCATTTGAGATAATTGAGACTTTCTTTCAACAATTTTATCTTTGTTTCTAATGTCTGTTTCAGCTAACATTGCAATATCATCAATTAATCCAGATTGATACCATCTAAAATACTCTTCTAATAATGCCCATCTATTTAATGGTAATGTTGCGCCTGCAATTATTCTTATATCAAATCTTGCAGATGCATAATCTTTATATTTACCAATAGCTTTACCATAATCATTATATAGATTTACATTTATTCTTACTTCTTTTTCTTCATCGTTACCTGCCATAGGTTGCACGATTCTAAATACTTTTTCAATTGTATAATGTTTTTGAGCCATCATTTTAAATACTCTACCTATATGTTCGAGTGATGGTTCTACTATACTATTCATCCATGCTTTTAATCTACGAGTACCAAACTCATCGTTTGCAAGTAGACCTCGATATGTTTCTGCTTGGTCTTGAGAGAATCCCATCATTGCACTAGGTACACCACTAATATATTCTGCATCTGATTTACCTTGTTGCACAACAGTAAAGAATGCATTATTAATTGGAGCTGGTTGTATTGGAGTAGGTGGAGAGAATCCACTTCTGTATTTTAACAATGCTCCAGGCGCTGATGAATACTTTTCCCATTCATCTTCAGGGACCGAACCCTCTTCATACATCCATCTAAGATTAGAAGATAAATTTGCATTGTGAAGCATTATTTGATGTGCTTTATTTATTTCTTGTTGTTTACCTATAAGTGGAGTTACTGCACTCATTGGATATGGAGTTCCTGTGTACATATAAGAAATTGGTACAATAGGATATTCATTTATAGGAATAATTGTTTCATATAAGAATGTATCGTCTCCTACACTTACAGTCTTTACAATCCTATTTTCATAAAACTCTACAGAATCAACAATGTTTTTAGAGAAGTTTTTATCTGCTTCAAACTTTTTATACGATGCTTCACTCATTACTTGTTCTTTAATAATGGTAGCTTCGTCTCTAGCTTGAGATATTAATTCCATTTCTTTTTCTCGTATTGCTTGAGCAGCCATTTTTTGAGAATTGTCAATCATTAATCTTGCTCGTTCTGGAATTATCTCACCTTCTTGAGCTTGTTGTTCAATTTGCATTTGCTTCTCAATTAAACCTACTTCTATTTCTTGTCTAAAAGATTCTAATTGTTCTTGTACTTGTTCTTTTAACATAACAAGTTGAGATTCAGAAGGTTCTATTTTAATATATACATTTCTGTATTTAAATTTTTTCTTACTATATGTTTCATAGTATGGCACAATGTCATCGTCTTCAGCATCCATGTTAATACCATATGTCAAATCTTCTGATTGAATACTATCTGTAAAGTCAATATCTCTTTGTGAATATGATATTACATCACTTCCTTTTGTTACTTTTTTAATCTTTGCTTCAAATTGTGGTAACATATTAACAAGCCTTGCTCTAGCAATATTCTTTCTTATTTGAATAAAGTTTGCATCTCTAAATAAAAAATCTCTACTAGCAGGGTCTACAAATACATCATAAGGGTCAAGTCTTTTAAAACAAACTTCACCTACTCCTCTATCTGCATCTTTATCAATATCTATAAGAAAATAACCTACTCCTTTAGTAAGTGAGTCTAATATTACTTGACTATATAAAGATTTACCATTTGATAGATACCAACAATAATCTGCTACATCAGCATGAACTTGAGCAACATCTACATCGTCTCCAGTTGCTCCTACTGCTTTCCACTTAGGGTCGTTAGCAGTTACAAAGTATTTCATTATTTCTATAATAGGTGTTATTCTATTTATAGTAAATGTTGGCATTCCAGATTCTTCCAACATCGTAAGTTCTTCTTTTGTAAGTTGTTCGTTTAGATAAAAATCATATCCTTTTTGACTTACACTCTGCCATCTATGTCTATGAGAATTATTTACTTTATCCCATATTTGTTTATTTACTTGTGCTTTATTTTTTTTAGTTACTCGTGCCATTACCCTTTAATCTCCACATGAACTAAGTCATCGAATCGGTTATCTTTTGTTTCACCATCAGAATCCCAGTCGCCGCCCCAACGAACATTAACATTTAATTGTTTTGCAATACCTCTAATCATTCCACCCATATAATGAAATCTGTCTCTATCTTTCCAATCGATAGGATATGGAGCGAGGTCTACAGCTTTTCCCGTAATGTGTTTGCTGAACTTTGTTTTCGTTGAGCCTTCTTTTAGTAGCTTTTCCTGTCGTTGCTCACTCCGTAATCCTTCAATGATTGTAACATCCATAATCTTAACTAATTCATTTAGGACACTAACTAATCTTGCGTCTATCCCTCTTAATCGTTCTTTTGACCTTTTTCCAAACTTAGGCATATATACTCCTTACGATACTAACCAACTTTTAACTTTTCTTTTTGGCTTAAACCATGACTTCTTATCTTTACTTTTTTTCATACTTGGTGGAAATGCGTGTATTTGTGCGTAATAAAGTGATTCAATTGTATCATCATGTGCCATTTTAGGCCCGAAAGTAAGTATTTCGTTAATCAAATCAAACATATTTTTACGTAAATGTACAGTTCCAGTACTAAAACGCCCAGAAAGTCCAGAATAAATACGATTTCGTTTCTGTGTTCCGCCTGGTTTTTCTGGTATTACAGATATATCGTACTTGTTTAGTCTTCTTCTTTCATCATTCATTGCTTGAAATATACTACGATTCATAGCTACATCTTCAACTGTAGATGATGTACAATTGTATTTTTGATGTAATTCTATAATAATATCCACTACACCTTTCTTTCCTATAATATCTCCTGTGTCTGGATTCTTAGAACCTATAGTAGGAATACTACGATGTCTTTCATACTCTAATACATATAATTCATTGTTAGCATCAATAGCTATTACAGTCATAACACTATAATCAGAATGTTTAGTATCAATATCTGTAGCAGGGTCACATCCAATAAATGTATTGACTGGTATATCATCACCATCTTTTACAATATAATTAACACCATCTTCGTTTTTAAAATACCCATTCCAATATCTAATGTGTTCTCTTCTCCATATAGCATCTTCTTCAGATTGAACTTCCATCATATATTCTTGATAAAACTTTTGAGGCATTCCACTATCAGAATAAAACTTTTTCTTTTCTTCTAATTTCTTTTTATTAAAGAAAGATGCCCATAAAGGAGTATCGTTATCTATAAATGCTTTATATGTAATTAGTTTCCAAGCAAACTCTTTATTTTCTTTTTTAGCTTTCGCATGATTATTGAGAAGATTGTTAATAAAAGAATCATAGTGTACAGGAGTGCCGTTAACACGAAGGCGGCCAGTATGAGGCTCAATAGCGGGATAGATAACAGCAGTAACAAGATTAGCATTCTTATCTCTTGCTTCCTGCGTAATTGTGTTTGCTTCATGCTCGAAGTCATCGAGTACGATGAGGTCGTATCTTTTGTGTAATTTTGCTCCACCTCTGATTCCTGCGACATTGCTTTTACTAATAAGTTTACATCCATTGCTTAACTCTATATCTTCTTCTGTCCATTTTTTCCCCTTTAAATTTCCAAAATAATATTTTAATCTATCGTTAAATTCTAAGTGGTGTCTAATGTAATCCATATTACCTACACTAAGTTTTTGTGTAGCAGATACCCAAGCATAGAAAAGAAAATCATCTTTGCAAAAAACAAAATCTTTTAACATAGAAGCTTTTGTAAGAACAGTTTTACCATGACCTCTAGGAATAATAATTGCACATTGCTTTACTTCTAAATCATCTATTGCATCTGCAACTTCATAATGGAAAAATGGTGTTTCGCTTCGTAAAAAATCATCAGGTAAGAATAATTTACCAAAAGCAATTAAGTCTGTATAGGCAAGTTTTAATGCTTCTTCAGCTTCACTTACATTTTGTGTGTTTATATTTGCCATCTATAATAAACTTTTATCTATGATATTTTACATTTTTCATATTATTATTTATTTTCCACGGACCGGGATAAGGAGTTGTTGAGTAGTCAACACTAAACTCTTTTTTTAAATATGTGTAAACAATTACTATTTCTTTTTTGATTCTTTCCATTGCTTCCTTTTGTGTTCTAAATAATTAGCACCTTCGTATGGATTAAATATAGTAGTAATTAATCTATTATCATCATCTTCATAATAAGGGTC